CTCCCAGAAGCATTTTTTGTGGTTTATTTTGTAAATACAGAAGATTCTTTTAACTTTAAAAACAAAAAGTTGAATATGTTAGAGAAGATCAGATACCGTTTGGTTTATAACCGACAAAACAAGTTAAATCGACAAGGGACAGCCCTAGTCCAAATAGAAGCCTATTTGAATCAGAGAAAGGTATATTTTAAAACCAATGTTTATCTAAAGCCGGAGTGTTGGAGTAAGGATGGTGCCCAAGTTATCAACCATCCGCAATCGAATGAGCTTAACGCAATGCTATATGAGAAAATACTGGAGTTGCAGGCTATAGAACTTAGCTATTGGAAAAGAGGGCTTGAATCAAACCTTTCCACGTTAAAGGAGGCTGTAAAAAAGGGAATTAAACCAGTTGTGTCTTTTTTAAAATTTGCAATACAAACGATAGAGAATTCTGATAGAAAACCGGGAACCAAGGATAACATGCTGGGCACGGTAGCCACTTTGAAGGAATTTCGGAACGTGATAGAGTTTACCGATATAAACTATACGTTTCTAAAGGAGTTTGACGCATTTCTTCGCAATAAGGGATTGAAGGTAAACACGGTAGGAAAACACATGAGAATACTGCGTACCTTGGTTAACGAAGCAATAAACGAAGGTTATATATTACAGGAGGCATACCCTTTCCGTAAGTTCAAGATCAAGAAAGAGAAGAAGGAACATAACTTCTTGATGCCCGCAGACTTGGAGAAACTGGAGAATCTTGAACTGCCGGACAGGAAGAACAACAGCCGGCATATACTGGACGCATTTCTCTTCTGCTGCTATTGCGGATTGAGATTCTCTGATTTCAAGCAATTGACTTATAAAAATCTCGTAACAGTTGATGGAAAGGAATGGCTAGTTATGAATAGCATCAAAACAGGCGTAAAACTCAATATTCCGCTATATCTGCTGTTTAACGGGAAGGCTCTGGGTATAATGCGGAAGTACGACAGTATCGAACAACTGGCTGCATTAGGTTGCAATTCGGACACTAACAGGACGTTGCAGAAATTGGGAAGGATGGCGCGTATTAACAAGAAGTTCACCTACCATACAAGTCGTCATACTTGTGCTACTCTGTTGGTACATCAAGGCGTTCCGATAACCACCGTCCAAAAACTCTTGGGGCATACATCGGTCAAGACAACAGAGATATATTCCGAGGTGTTTGATGAAACGATTATCAAGGATCTGACAAGGGCTAACCAGAAGTATTCTAAAAGTAGAAATGTAAAACAAAATCAAATAAAATCTCAAAAATCCCCGGGAAAATACATCAGGCAGTAGAAATCTATAAAAGCTATCTGTTTTATACTTGTTTTTCCGATCCCATTCCATAACATTCGTTTCCTGTCAATAAAAATACAAACTCGCCAGTCTTGCCGTCTATTAATTTTCTTCATTCATCTTGCAAGTAAAAAATATTGCATTAATGGCAATTTTTTAAGAAGATTGGTTTTTGTTTCAACATTGGCTTCTTATAACTAATTAATATAGTTTTCTTTTTGTATTTCGTTTTAGAATTGATATCTTTGTTATTGTCTTCTCGAGAGGATGGGATAGAGAGTAGGGCGTGGATTGAACGGCTGCTGTGCTTTTCGCTGGCGGTCGTTCTTTTTTTTGTATTTAAATGTTAAATATTACACAATACAAGAAAATATATTGTGATTTGTTTTGCTATTATATCACAATGTTGTATATTTGCATTGTGATAATAAAACAACAAGTAATAACAAACAAAACATACAATTATGAAAAGTTACACATATCAAGAAATAGTAGAGAGATTTGGTGAAGAAATAGCTGATAAAGCTATATCTACTGGCGCAGAACCTACAAGCAGATATATTTATCCGGCGTTTGAACCGCAACATGTAGGTTTAAAAGAGTGGGCTGAAGCCCCTATTGAGATTAATGGCTATAGGATACGCGCATATTACTACTTGACAGAAGAGGATGAACAGAATTTAGATTTTTTTGATTGGGAAGAGAAGGCAGAATTTGAGGTTGAAGAAATTTTTTGGTAATAAATATAAAGCTGGTGACAACAGATTAATTCAGTATCAAGATTATGAAAACTTTCAATTCATTAGATGCAGATTTTCGCAGAGCATTCAAACAGGCAGCAAAGCAAGGTATAGTTAAATTCACGGTTGAAGGAATTAAAGACGATCCCGATTCGATTTATCCGATGTTTGAAGTATCGAACAATCACGTTACTTACTATTCCGTGCAGAGACAAGAGAGTGTTTGTATAACTGACATGAAGATAAAGGCTGTTATCTACTAATTAGCATAAAGGGTAAACAATTATGACACGTAAAGATATTGATAACGAATTAGGATGGTGGGGTGACTCAATTAGAGAGACTCCCAATAGATATGCGTATATTAGGCAACATTGTTCTAATGATGTTTGCGATTTAAAGCCTATAACTTATGAGGTCTTGTGGTCTTTGTTACTGCATTCTGAAATGAATGACCTTTATTTCTATAATGAAAATCATGCGATAGACGAAACGTGTGTGTTTTATGAATTTTACAATGACCTTGGGTTTGAACTTCCAGAGGATAGAGATTTGGATATGAGTGACTATCCCCATGTTTGCATAGAGTTGAGCGATGAGAATGGATATGAGGGAGATGTTGATATTTTCATGCTGGAAGAATGGCCCGTTTCCGAAGATATGACGGATGAAGATAAAGAGCGTTTTGACACGATACGAAAAAAATCTCCTATCACATTGGGGGATTTTGATCCACATGATTTACATACACTTTTCGACAAAGTAGTAAGGGAATAAAAAAACAGAGGCGGATTTCTCCGCCTCTTCACTATACAGTGATCTGTATAGAAATACTAATTTGTGAGCAAATCACAATGACATTTCTAATGTCGTTTCAATCCACGCACCGAAGTGCGACTAACATCGTTGATGTTCGATGCAAAGGTGCAACTTTTTGAATTAATGAGCAACAAATTATAAATGTTATAAAACATATTAATTATGGCAAGAAGACGATCTATTACCCTAGATCAAGAGTCTAGG